TATTTGAAAACGCCTACAAAGGAAAAATAAAAGCAGGACGTGCAGTTGCTTATGCAGCAGATATGGTTAATGGGTACCCAAAACAAACCTCTGATGGTTCTTTTATATTTAACTCTAAAGGAGCACCAGAAGTTTGGCCAGGATACGGTGCACCTATGGAAAATCATGTACATTTTGAATTAAAATATAATAAAGCATTAATTAATCCAGTAAAAGCTCCTTATAAATTTTCATAAATTATGTATATACCATTATCAAAATATAGCGAACCTAAATATACAAGAGGTGATGAACTTGAAAAAAAAGATGGTACTGTTTATAAAGGGTGGTACTTTACTGATTTAGCAGGTAATTTTTTTGCAGGTAAAAAACCTTCTAATAATACTATATCTTTATCAGTAGCAAATCATGAATTAACTGACGAAGTACCTAATAAAGAATTTACAGGAGAGTATATTCAACCAACAGAAGCAGATCATAATAATGGTTTCTTTATAAGATATTTTTTACAAGATAAAAGATCTAAAAAAATTATAGAGGTTAAAAAAGAAAAATTTGATTTTTTAAAAGACTTTGCTTATATTACTAGTCTAGAGTTAGAATGGTTATTAACTAGCCCTATAGAAAACATTAGTAAAGGACCTTACATATATTTTGGATCTTCAGCTAGAAATAAAGAAACAGTTATGGATCAAACTACAATAGATTTTCCTAAAAACTATTTTAAAAACTATTACCAGTTTATTAGAGAAGAAGATGTTGAAATAACTCAAAAACAAATATCTAATCCTAAATTTGATCCTATAGTTGATAAAGAAGATAGGATACAAGAAAATTTATTTACTGAAGGAGGAGAGTACTATATCAAAGGTACTAATAAAGAGTATGTAGGTAGATATCATATACATCCTGAAAAAGGAGCTATGGTTGGAGGTAAGCATACCAGACTTCCTCATGATTCCTTAGTGAAAATAGATCCTACCAATGTTCAACCATCTACTCAACTAGATACTGGTTCACAAGAGTTTACCCCTTCAGTAACTATTAGTGGCGGTACTGGTTTTACTGCAGGAAGCAGCGGTGGAGGAGGATCTTCTGGCTATTAGTTGGTAATTTAAAATAAATTACTTATATTATTAAAAAGGTTATAGAGTGTTTTATATTTCAGAGACGGATAATCAATTAGAACGATTAAAAAATTTAGGTAGATTAGGAGCTTTTATTCATATTATATCTTCTAACGATAATTATCATCCTAAATTATCAAAAACTATAGCAGTTTATATAAGACCTATAGACAGTAAGCATGGATATATTATTCCTATAGATCATGAAGAAGGTATAAACGTATCAAAAGAACGTGTCTACGAACTTTTACAAGAATTTAGTACTCTATATACCGTAGATAAGAAAGAACTGCTATATCACTTTAATATACAGGGAGCTATTGATTTATCTCTGCTATATTCAATGACGAAATTCGAAAGGTTAGAATATTCTAAAGAAAACTCAACTATAAATTTTTTTTACCATAAAAATAGAGATTTTATAGAAGTAAATAAATTAATTCCTATTAGTAAATTATATGAATCTTGTGAAAAATTATACGATCAAGTTAAAGGAGTAGTAAAATACAAAATACCTACCGGATTTGACTTCTATAATACCACAGCTATTAATGTTTTTTACTTAATAGAACAAACCGGATTAGGAGTTTACTATGAAGCATATAATGAATTGTTTAAACCTCGTAATCCTTCATATAATACTATAGATAATACAGTTTTAACTTATTATAATCTGTATAATATCACATCTAGACCTACTAATTCATTTAATAGTGTTAATTATGCTGCTATTCCTCATTCTGAGAATCATAGGAAAGCATTTAAACCTCAAAATGATTACTTTGTAGAACTAGACTTTGATGGTTACCACTTACGTTTACTTTGTGATCAAATAGATTACCCACTTAGTGAAGAATCCGCTCATAAACAGTTAGCAAAGCTATACTTTGAAAAAGAAGAAATAACTGATGAAGAATATAATAAAGCAAAACAGATAAATTTTCAAGCAATATACGGTAAAATACCTGAAGAGCATGCATTTTTAGAAGTTTTTGAAAAAATAGATAAGTTTATTAAAGAGTTATGGAAAGAGTTTGAAAAGAAAGGAAAAATAAAAGCTCCTATTAGTGAAAAACCTTTTACTACTCAGTTGAAAGATATGCATCCACAGAAATTAATGAATTATGTTATGCAATCGTTGGAAACATCAAGAAATATACTTATATTAAAAGAAGTACTAAGGTACTTAAGAGATAAAAAATCAAAAATAGTATTATATACGTATGATGCTATTTTATTTGATTTTAGTAAAGAAGATGGAAAACAAACTTTAGAAGATATAAAAGATATACTTGAAGAAGGTAAAAAGTATCCAATAAAGTTTAAATATTCCAATAATTTAGTTTTGTAAAACAGTTTAATATTTATATGAAATGGCAAATGTTGTAGCCTCCAGGTTCGATTACGATTTAGAACCTTTATATTTAAACGAAGATATGAGTAATAAACTGTTCTGTACTTTTGCTACAGAAGATTCGCTTGAGAGCGTACTTAACCAAATTCAAGAACGTTATAAGATTATCTATAATAAGATATTCGTTCTTTACTCAAAGAGTCAAGATGAGTACATTTGTACTTATAATGTAGATTTTGGTAATGTAGGAGCTTTTTTAGAAAATACAATTCTAGTCCATAGAAAAAAGGAATCTAATACTCTATATACTATTAATGCTTTAAATACTTTAATTAAAGAACTGAACGGAGGAGTTTTAGATACTACCTATAAAATAAACTGGACAGATTACAGAAATTGTATACTTCTTACCAAAGGTCCAGATCTCAAAAGGATAAATACAAAATTATACAAAATTTTAGAAATATAGTTGGATAATAGAATATTATTACCTATATTATATTAAACGTTATAATTAAAATAAGTTATACTATGGATTTAAATGCGATCAAGGCAAAATTAGACGCCTTAAACAACGGTAATCAGCAGCAAGAAAAAACTGATTACACAAAAATTTTCTGGAGACCTGAATTAGGTAAACAGACAGTTAGAATTGTTCCATCGGCTTTTGATCCCACTTTTCCTTTTAAAGAGTTAAAGTTTCATTACGGTATAGGGAAGTACCCAATGGTAGCTTTATCGAATTTCGGTAAACAAGACCCTATAGAAGAATTTGTAAAGGAGCTTAAAAAGACTTCTGATAAGGATAATTGGTCATTAGCAGGGAAGCTTAACCCTAAGACTAGAATCTTTGCACCTGTAATTGTAAGAGGTGAGGAAGATAAAGGTGTAAGGTTATGGGGATTTGGTATTACCATCTATAAAGCATTATTAGCATTAGCTGAAGATGAAGATGTAGGTGATTTTACTGACGTAATCAATGGTTGGGATATGATTGTTGAACAGCAACAAGGTAACCCTTACCCTACTACATCGGTTAGAATTAAACCAAAACAATCACCATTATCGGATGATAATGATTTAGTTGAAACTTGGTTAAAGACTCAACCTAACCCAGTAGAAGTACATTCTCAATACGATTACGATTTTATTAAGAAACAACTTCAGAATTATTTGAACCCAGGATCAGCTGAGGAGAATGTTCCAGCAGCAGGTTCGGAATCAAGTACGCCAGAAAGCTCAGGAAGTCCTCAAAAGACTGACTTTACTTTGGAAACAGCTACTGCTGGCAACAAAGACACAGTTAGTAAGTTTGATGATTTATTTAATGAGTAATGGCAAAGAAGAAAGAAGTACAACAAAGAGCGACCTCTGCAGTACGTAAGTCGTTCAACTTAAGCAATTTTAAAAAGAAGAAAGGTTTTTCAAACGCTTCTGTAAAGTTTAAAGAACAAGGTTGGATACCTTTATCTAAAGCTTTTCAAGATATTACTTCCCTACCCGGTATACCTACCGGTCACATCACTCTTTTAAGAGGACACAGTGATACGGGCAAAACAACTGCCCTAATAGAAGCTGCGGTGAGTGCTCAAAAATTGGGCATTCTCCCAGTCTTCATTATTACTGAGATGAAGTGGTCTTGGGAACATGCTAAGGAAATGGGATTAGAAGTTAACGAAGTTACTGATGCAAATGGTACTATCGTTGATTACGAAGGTCATTTCTTATATGCAGACAGAGGTACTTTAAATACTATAGAAGATGTAGCAGTATATATAGCAGATCTTATGGATGAACAAGCAAAAGGTAATCTTCCTTTTGATATGTGTTTCTTATGGGATTCTATTGGTTCTGTTCCTTGTGATCTATCAGTACGTTCTAATAAGAATAATAATGAATGGAATGCAGGAGCTATGTCTACTCAGTTTGGAAATAACCTAAATCAAAAGATTCTTTTATCTAGGAAAGAAAACTCACCTTATACGAATACTTTAGTAGCAATTAATAAAGTATGGACTATGAAACCTGAATCACCTATGGGTATGCCTAAATTACAGAATAAAGGAGGTATGTCTATGTGGTATGATGCAACTTTAGTAGTTACCTTTGGTAATATTACTAATCCAGGTACGTCTAAAATTAAAGCTATTAAAAATGGTATGCAAGTAGAGTTTGCTAAAAGAACTAACGTTCAGATAGAAAAGAACCATATCGGAGGAGTACAGTCTAGAGGTAGAGTTGTTATGACTCAGCATGGTTTTATACCAGATGATAAAAGAGCGATTGATAAGTACAAAGATCAGTACAAAGATCACTGGTTAAAATTAGTTGGTAGCTTAGATTTCGATCTAGTCGAAGAAGGAGATTTAGAAGAAGAAAAAATTACTACTAATTTACTTGACTAGTGGCGTACGATAATATACTAAAGAACTTAAAGCAGACCCCACCCCGAGAGCTAAATGATCACATTATGGTGATCGATGCTATGAATATGTTAATTCGTAGCTTTTCCCTGCTCAAAGCAATGAGCCCAACAGGTCACCACATAGGAGGCCTGGTTGGCTTCTTGCGATCTTTAGGATATGTTACTAGAATATTTGATCCTACTAGAGTTATCATAGTATGGGACGGTAAAGGAGGTTCCGGAAATCGTCAAAATATTAATCCTGATTATAAAGCTCATAGAGCTACCAATAGAATAACACATTGGGGATTATATGATACTAAACAGGAAGAAACTGAAGCACTAGTAGGTCAATTATTTAGAACTAAGGATTATCTTGAATGCCTTCCAATACATCAAATAATGATGGAAAAATTAGAGGCAGATGATATTATAGCTTACTTAGCTCAAGAAGCTACAAATAATAAAAAGAAATTAACAATTATTTCTTCTGATAAAGATTTTTTACAGATGATTAATAAGCATGTAGAAGTGTATGCACCTGTAAAGAAAAAAGTATATACTATAGAAAATACTAAAGAAGAAATAAAAGTAATACCAGAGAATTATAATGTTGTTAAAGCACTACTAGGGGATAATTCAGACGGTTTGAGTGGAGTAAAAGGTTTAGGTATAAAAACTATAGTTTCAGAATTTCCTGATATAGTAGATAAACCTAATACTACATTAGATTACATATTTGAAGTATGTGAAAAAAATCTAGAAGGTAAAAAAATATTCTCTAAAATTATACATCAATGGGATAAAGTTGAGACTAATTTTAAGTTAATGAATTTACACGAAAGTGTGTTGGATAATAGAGAAAAAAATACTATATTAGATATTATTAAAAGTGATGTACCTGACCTTCAAGCAGGAGCCTTTTTACATCTATTAGATTCTGATAGAATAGAAGGTATAACTAAAAATACTGAAGGTTGGTTAGAGAACTTTAGGGGTTTAACGGTTTTTAAAAAATAGGTTATTATGACATTAAAAAGTCTTCAACAGTACGGTAAAGCATTTCAATTAAAAGTGCTAGGGTCGTTACTTACTGATAAAAAATTCTTACTTAACGTTAGAGATGTATTATATCCAGATTATTTTGATGCAGATTCTCATAAATGGATTATTACACAAATTATAGAATACTTTGATCAATACCATACTATTGTTACTATGGATGTTCTTAAAGTAGAACTTCATAAAGTAGAAAATGAGGTATTACAAGTAGCGTTGAAAGAAGAGTTAAGAAATTCTTATGCAGCTTCTCAAGATGATCTTGATTATATTCAAGAAGAGTTTACTAATTTTTGTAAAAATCAAGAGATGAAAAATGCTATTTTAAATTCTGCTGATTTACTTAAATTAGGAGATTTTGATGGTATAAGAAACTTAGTAGAGAAAGCTATCAAAGCAGGAATGGATAAAAATATAGGACATGAATATAATAAAGATATTGAAACTAGGTATAGGGTTGATTACAGGCCTACTATTCCTTCTCCTTGGCCGATACTTAATGAAGGAATTCAAGGAGGCTTCGGACCGGGGGACTTAGGAATAGTTTTTGGTAGTCCGGGAGGAGGTAAATCTTGGACTATGGTTGCAATAGCTGCACATGCAGTTCAATTAGGATATAAAGTTAATTACTATACTTTAGAGTTAGGAGAAGATTATGTCGGTAAAAGATTTGATTGTTATTTCACTGGATATAATATTGACGAAATAAATAAACATAGAGAAGACGTTCAAACCTACGTTAATAATTTAAAAGGTAAGTTAATAGTAAAAGAATACCCTCCTAAAGGAGCATCTATTTCTACTATTAAAGCTCACGTACAGAAATGTATAGATATGGATCATAAACCTGATATGATTATTATTGATTATGTAGACTATTTAAGAGCTCCATCTAAGAGTAAATACTCAGAACGTAAAGATGAAATTGATGATAATTTTATAGCTACTAAAGGTTTAGCTAAAGATTTAAAAATACCAATCTTAACACCTTCTCAAGTAAATAGAATGGGTGCTAGAGATTCAGTTATTGAAGGAGATAAAGCAGCAGGATCTTACGATAAGATGATGGTTGCTGATATGTGTTTATCTTTATCTAGAATGAAGGAAGATAAAGTACTGGGAACTGGTAGAATACATGTTATGAAAAATAGGTATGGTCAAGACGGTATGACTTATAATATTAAGATGGATACTAATAATGGTCATATTGAATTTGAAGGTAAAGCCGACCCTTCTGAATTAGTACCTGACGAGTCAAAACCTGCGTTTAATTTAGATAGCGCAACTATGTCAAAAATATTTGAAAAAAAGTAAAAAAAAATATCCAGGAACATGAATATATATGATATTTATTTGAGAGTCCTTGATAGAATCCTATCAGGGATCTTTTTATCTAACCCACTTTTAAATAAGAAATATATATGAAAAAAAACATATTCGAACCCAGCGAAGATGTTAGAGGAAATGATTACCCTCATTTGCTAAGGTATGCAAATGTTATATGGGAAGCTTTCTGGACACCTGAACATTTTGACTACGATAGAGATGTAAGAGATTTTAAAACTAAGTTTAAACCTCACGAACAGGAAGCTATGAAAAGATCAATGCTTTGTATAGGAGTAGTTGAAAATAAAGTTAAAACATCCTGGGCTAGAGTAGATATTAGATTACCAAAAACTGAAATAGCTGATGCAGGTTTTGTATTTGCTGGTAATGAAGTAGTACATAGAAGAACTTATAAACAGGGATTAGATTTATTAGGATTAGAAGATGTTTTTGAAAACGTAATGGATATACCGCAAATTGCCGGTAGAGTAAAATACTTAAATAGATACCTAGAAGGGTATACTTCCAGATCTAATAAAGAGTTTACTAAATCCTTAATTCTTTTTTCGTTATTAGTAGAAAATGCAAGTTTATTTTCTAACTTTTTAACTATATCAGCATTTGGTAAATATAAGAATATGTTTACTAACTTTACAACTGTAGTTAATGCTACAAGTAAAGAAGAAGCAATCCATGCGCAGTTTGGTGCTGAACTAATTAAGATAATTAAAGAAGAAAATCCTGAGTGGTTCGATCAAGAAATGGAAGACAAAATTAGAAGAAATATCAGAAAAGCTTACAAAGCAGAAGAAGAATTAATAGATTGGGTATTTGAAAAAGGAGAATTAGACTTTATGCCTAAAGCTATAATAAAAGAATATACTAAACAAAGATTAAACCACGGATTAGAGTTGATAGGTTATGAAAAAGAATATGAAGTTGATAAAGAATTATTAAAACCGACTGAATATTTTGATAGAATGGCTAAAGCTCCAATAGCGTTTGATTTTTTCGCACAAAAAAGCACCGATTATAATAAACAAAATTTAATTACAGAAGACGCATGGGACTAAAGTTACAGTGGCTCAGAGATACTGAGCAAAAAGAAATGTTACAAAGAGGTTATTTGGAGAAAGATGAATCTCCAGAGCAAAGATTTCAAACTATATGTGATACAGTCCAAAAATACTCTAATAAATTAGCTACTACAGACGAAGCAAGAGAATATTTAAAAGATATAGGTAAGAGATTTGAAAAGTATGTTTCTAAAGGATGGACTTCTTTTTCTACTCCTGTCTTAAGGTCTTTTGGTTCTGAATATAATTTACCTATCAGTTGCAACCATTCAATTATAGAAGATTCTATAGACGGCATATACAGAAGATTTTATGAAACTGGTATATTAGCTAGTAGAGGAGCAGGTACTGCTGTAAACGTTTCTGACATAAGAGAGATAGGGTCTCCTATAAGATCAGGAGGTGAAGCAAATAGTATAATGGAATGGATTGAGCTTTACGCAGATATGATGAGTAAAACTGCTCAAAATTCTCAAAGAAGAGGGTTTATAACATTTTACTGTAATGCAGATCATCCTGAAATTATGGATTTCTTAGATATTGGTACTGAAAGAATACCTAAAGATAAACAAAGATTTTTAACAACAGTTACTACAGCAGTAGTTTTACCTAAAGGTTTTAGAGAAGCATTAAAATCAGGAGATAAAGAAAAAAGAAAAATATTTACCAAGATACTTAATACTAGAAAAGAAGCAGGTTTTCCTTATATCTTAGATGTAGAAAATTCTAATAAAGGAATATGTAAAGCTTATGAGGATAAAGGATTAGAAATACGTAATGCTAATATTTGTGCTGAAGCAATAGAATATGCTGATTATGAGAAAACTTTTGCTTGTTGTTTATCTTCTATAGTTGCTTATTACTGGGATGAGATAAAAGAAGATCCTAACTTTTTATTCGATATGAATATTATGTTAGATTGCGTAATTGAAGAGTATATAGAAAAAGGAAAGAATATACCTGGAATAGGTCCTGCTATCAAATTTGCAGAAGAACATAGAGCTATAGGATTAGGAATATCAGCATTCCATTCTTATTTACAAAAAAACTTAGTAGAATTTGGTTCTTTAGAATCTATGAAAATTAATAACGATATTTTTTCTAAAATGAGAGCCGAAGGAGATAGAGCTTCTAAATGGATGGCTAAACATTTCGGAGAACCTAAGATGTTAGTAGGTTATGGAGAACGTAATACAAGTAGAATGGCTCAAGCACCTAAAAAGTCTACTAGTTTTATAGATGGAGGAGTAACTATGGCTTTTAGCGAAGGTATAGAACCACATAAAATAAACTACGGCGAAAAAATGGTAGCTAAAATTCAAGTTGAATGGAAAAATCGAGAATTAGAAGCGCTACTTAAAGAAAAAGGTAAAGATACTCAAAAAGTTTGGGATAGTATACTACGCTATGGTGGTTCAGTGCAACATTTAGACTTTTTAACTGAACATGAAAAAGCAGTTTTTAAAGTGTTTCATGAAATATCGCAAATAGATGTAATTAATTTAGCTGCTCAAAGACAAAAACATATAGATATGGGACAGTCTATCAACTTAGCCGTACATCCATCAGCACCTCCTAGAGATGTTATTAAATTACATTTAGAGGCTTTTGATAAAGGAATTAAATCCCTTTACTATCAGTATAATTTGAATGCTGCACAACAATTTTCTCAAGAGCTACTTACATGTAGTTCATGTGAAGGGTAATTCACTGTTAAGTTGGATAATAAAAATTAATTTCGTATATTTAGTAAGAAAAGTTATGAAAAAATTAAAAGGACTAGGAGATGTGATATTTATAATAACAAAGTACACCGGAATAAGGTGGCTTGTTAAAAAGGTATGGGGAGAAGATTGTGGTTGTGATGAAAGGCAGGAAGTTCTTAATGATTTAGTACCTTTTAAAGATAAAGATAGAGTTATAGAAAAACCGAAACCGACACCAAAGTTATGACAATTAAAAATGGTACAATATTTGTACAAATTGCAAGTTATAGAGATCCAGAATTAAAACCAACATTAGTCGATTTATTAGATAAGGCTGATAATCCTGATAGATTAAAAGTTTGTATAGCATGGCAACATACCCCTGAAGATGAATGGGATACGTTAGATGAATATTTAGATGATGATAGATTTATTATCATTGATATACCTCATACTGAAACTAATGGTACTTGCTGGGCTAGAAATACTATACAACAAAAGTATAACGGAGAAGATTATACTTTACAGTTAGATTCTCATCATAGATTCGTAAAAGGATGGGATAGTAAATGTATAAGAATGTTAAAACAGTTACAGAAAAAAGGACACAAAAAACCTTTATTAACTGGTTATATACCTTCTTATAACCCTAAGAATGATCCTGAAGAAAGAGTCGATTCTCCTTGGAAAATGGATTTTGATAGATTTACACCCGAAGGAGTTATATTTTTCTTACCAGCTACTATTGATGATTGGAAAGAAAGAAACGAACCAGTACCTGCCAGATTCTTTTCAGCTCACTTTACATTTACTTTAGGTATATTTTGTAATGAAGTACAACACGATCCTAAATATTATTTTCATGGAGAAGAAATTGCATTAGCAGTAAGAGCATATACTCACGGTTATGATTTATTTCACCCTCATAGAATAATTGCATGGCATGAATATACTAGAGTAGGAAGATCTAAACATTGGGATGATGATGATTCATGGGTAGATAGAAATAAAACTACCTTTTATAGACTTAAAGGACTATTAGGTACTGATGGTACTGTATGTACTCCTTGTATGAAAAAACAATTAGTTCCTTATTACTTAGGTGAAGAAAGAACACTAGCAGATTATGAAAAATATGCAGGTATAAGATTTAATGATAGAGGAATACAGCAGTATACTTTAGATAAGGTTGGATATCCTCCTAATCCAGAAGTAGAAGATTATGAAAATTCATTTCATAAAGTATTTAGACATTGTATCGATATACATACTAATGATGTGCCTGAAAAAGATTATGACTTTTGGGCAGTAGCATTTCATGATGAAAACGGTAAAGATATATACAGAGAAGATGCTTCAAAAGAAGAAGTAGCTAATCTAATAGCTACACAGAAAGATGGATGGATAAATCTTTGGAGAACTTATACAGGTCCACTTCCTTCAAGTTGGAGTGTATGGCCTTATTCTAAGAGTAAAGAATGGTGTAATAGATTAAGTGGTAATTTAGGAATAGAAAAAAATGGCTAATATAGCGTTTTACGGGTCTCATAATGCTGCTGTAGCTGTAGAACAAAATGGTAAAGTTTTAACAGTTATAGAGATAGAAAGATTTCTAAATACTAAAAATGCAGGGTATGGACAATACCTTATATCATATACTCGTCCAAAATTAATTAATTATATTCTAGATTATATCTATAAAACCTATGGTATAAAAACATACGATACATGTTATTACCAGAATACTGATACAATAGAAGGTGAAAAAGGAAAAGTTCATTACGAAAGATTAATACCTGCTAAAAATTATGTAGATTGTTTACATCATTATAGTCATGCAGCAAGCGGTTTTTATCAAACTGATTACGACAATGCTTTAATAATATCGTTTGATGGAGGAGGAAACGATGGGTATTTTAATATATACCATGCTAAAGATAGAAATAGTATTGAAATACTTTTTAAAGATAATATAGATTTAGGTTTTCCTTATATGATTTTTGGTAATTATTTGAATGATATCAAAATGGAACCTGCTCTTAATATAGGTAATTTAGTTTACTCAGGAAAATTAATGGGATTATGTTCTTACGGTAAAGTAAATAAAGAATGGTTACCACATTTTAAAGAATTTTATTTTTCTAAACCTGATGGTGAAAACTATCTTGGTCTGTTAGAGATATTATCTGAAAAAACTGGAATAAAATTCGATGTTAATAAAAGGTTAGAAGATCAAATAGCTTATGATGTTGCAGCAACTTCTCAAGAAGCATTTGAACAAGCATTTTTTCAGGTTACTAAACCTTATATAGAAAAATATCCTGATATACCTATTATCTTAGTAGGAGGTTGTGCATTAAATATTATACTTAATAGTAAAGTTAAGAAAAAATTCAAAAGAGAAGTATTTGTACCGCCTAATCCTAACGATTGCGGGTTAGCTTCTGGTATGATATTAGATCATATAAAACCTAAAAAAGCTATTGATTTAACTTATTCTGGAATAGAAGT